AATAATATCAGGCATAATATTACACACTCTCCATGTAAACACCGAATGCTAAAAAATATCCATAATCCACAAAAGGTGTTACATTTATTATTCTATAACTCTTTCCTCTCCAAACAACAATATCCGATGTTCCATATTCATTTGTCGTATAAACTTCATTTACAGAGTAAAATTTCATCATCCCTGTTACTCTATCGCCTTCAGGAGCTTGATTAATTTCCTGGGCACTGGCAGGAATTATTATACCCGTAAAATTAAATGATCCAGTTGATTCAACAAACCTGCCGTCTGCCCATTCTCCTACTTTCCTTTGGACAACAAAATTTTGACAAAAATCAGGGTCAAAAATTATTTCTCCAACGTTTATCATGATTATTAAGTCCTTTCACGAACAACGTATGTGATGCTTTTTCTTAATTCTGCAGTATCGATTAAAGGCCTACTACTGCCTTTTTTAGCTATTGTATAAGGAGTATTGGGGGCCCAATTATTTTTAGGGTCTGTAAACCAGGCCCTGACTATGTTTTGGGCCCTCATCCCTGTTATTTTTAATTTTTGCTTACATTTAAGTTCATCACCATCAAGTGCAGCTTTAGCAGCATCTGTAAGCCCAGCTATAATCCTTTGTTGATTAATTGAGTCACTTAGCGCTGGTTCAATAATAGGCCTAAGGGGAACACGAAACAAAGGCGATCCTTTTTCCCTGATGTACATCTTATAAGCCTTACCAAAAGGCTTGCCTTCACCCATTTTGTCCTTAATAAATTGGCTCATAGGCTTTGCCATAATACCATGAGTATGAACATATGCCAACCCTGCATTGGTTATTGTTGAGCTTGGCCTATCAGACTTTTCTTCTGGTATACCAACAAGAACCTCAAGGTTAGCAAAGTTTTCAACAATCTCTTGGAGAACATTTGGGTTCCCACTCTGCCTAACAATAATATGAGGGGCTACCATATCATCATCCCGCCCCTGGAAACAAGCTTTGAAATAGTAGCTAATTGAGTGCCAAATATCGTTAATTTCCAAGCTGCCCATCCGTCAATATCTTGGCTTATCAAATTGTAGTCAATACTGAGGCTTATATCACCCACAGATTTTGATGTAACAAGCCCTTTCGCTTTACCTGCTTCTACGACTTTAGCTGCATTGCTTCCGGCAGAGACTGCTCCTTGCAACCATAAAGTTAAAAAGTGAGCCACAAACAATCCCATGCACATCTTCCAATAGTTATTGAACCTCGACTCTTTAATACAGGCGTTTGCTAAGCTTATATGCATCTCAATAATTTCTATGCCTACAACTCTGTTTCCTTCAGCATCTTCATCAAACCCAGGATAAAGAAGGGAAAAGTCATCTACCGTAAATGCTGGGTTATCACTCGTAGAAATATTTGATGCATTAGCTATAACTTCCAAGTCAAAATAACTCATTTTTTATTACCTTTTACCTTGAAACCTTTGATTTCCATTTCCGGCATTTTGTTGTTGCGGTTGATTGCCTTGTTGTACTTTAGCAGCATCTGGCTGTGAACCTGAAAGCTCCTTAGAAGCTTTTAGTTCTACTGCTTTTTCTTCAGCCTTGCCACTGATAACCTCAAGGTCGCCGTCTTTTTTTGCCCACCCAAATATAGGGTCGCTTTCTGCCCAACCAGGAACGTCACAGAAATCAAAAGGCCTTGTAGTTACTTTTTCAGCAATAACAGATACCCCATCCTTCATTTCTCTGCGTGAAAACTCAAATGTCTTTTTTGTAAAAATACGTATACCCAAGAGTAACATCCTCTCTTTTTTTTTATTTTAAGCGGAGCTTTTATACCCCGCTATTTTTTACTAAACTTAAATTCCATCACCATATCGGGGCGGCTGGAAGTACAAGAACTTTACTTGACCCATTTGAGCTGCATAGGCAGTCAAGTAAGCAACTTCCTGAACAACAGGCTGTGTCATAATCCTAGACAGGGGAACCGGAAGATCGAAATTAAGCATATCTTCATCATTTACATAAACGACCATTCTGTCAGTCGAGCCAGCACCAGCCCCAATACACCACCGAGAAGGCATGATTGAAATGTTAACACCCTGGTTCTTGCCAATGTTGTTCTCAAGTAAAAACTGAAGAATAGAAACATTACCTGCAGCGCTTACTTTAGTTGACACTATGTAAGCATACTGAGAAGGCGGAATCAAGATGTGGTTCGGCATACCGTTTAAATCATATTCAGATGCAGCCCATCCTGCTACAATTAATTGGTTAACATCATTTAAAATTTCATCAGGAGTTTTTTGGTTCCAGGCAGTAGAGCCACTTGCACCGGCAGCAACAGATGCAGCAATTACGTTAGCATCATTAACTAAAAACCTACATAAACATTCTTATCAATAGTCTTATTGTAATTAAGTCGAATGCCCTTATCAAGAATATCGTCCAGGCTTCGGCCAATATTTTGCAACTTTTCATTGTCAACAAACGGTATTTTCAGGATGTTAGCCCAGCTGAATACTTTGTAAATATCTTTACCAATGTCAGCTTGCATGATGGGAATCTCATTTGTTTCACCACCAATAATTCCATCATCATTGGGGCCAGCAGTGGCATAGCTTACATTCATAGTAGAAGTAAATTCAACCCAGCCACCACCTGTTTTGGCCACGATATCACGAGCCCAGGTAACAGATGACAAAGGTTCACGAACTTTTGGGTCCCTTTTCTCAAGCTCCCCGACTAGGAAAGCCATTCCACCAGAAGATGCAGCATCAGCTGTGAATGTGGGCATATTTGCCATAGCGCTGATTGACTGAACATCACGTACTGGATAAGTTCTTATTAACGACATTTATTCTGTCCTCCTTAAAGCTGCTAAGCTTTATTTTCAAGTCTAAAAATCTTACGGATTAACTTTGGTTAGAATTGATAGCTCACAAACACCATTTGCATCTTTCTTACCGGTGTTCCATTTGCAATTTGTTATTTCAATAGTGTTTGTTGAGTCAGCAGCAGCTTCAAATCCCCCTATAACACCTGCAGGGATCGATTCATTAGCTACTACCCTGATGTAAACTTTTCCACCAGAGGTAGGAGTACCTACATTACATTTAACCATGACTGAGCCTCTATTAATAACATCACATGGTTGACCTGGTGAATAACTTCCAAAAGTAGTGCTGTAAGCAGTATCTTGCTTAACTTCCTTAACAGCTACACCGGCAAATGTTGCAGCAGTACCTGTAGCCCCAAACTTGCTGTAGGTATTATCAGTGTTTAATACTACAGGGTCACCAAAAGATGGGCCGGTAATGTCTGTTCCCTTAACAATCCTGTTCCTGATATTACAATCACCATTGCGGGCATAAGCCCCAGGATAACCATACAACATTGAAGTTCCGATTGCTTGACCTGGCATTGTTATTTGTCTCCTCTCTAAGCTCTATTTTTGTAATGTGGGTTATGCTTCTTAGCCCAATCCCTACCAAGCTCCCTTTGGTCGGGCTGAGAATCATTTGTTTTTGCGGCATTAGCAGCAATAGCGCTTTGCATAGCTGCGTAATTTGTGAAACCTGATGTATCTTTCACACCCATCTGAGCTTTAAATGACTTTGCAAGGGCATCAGAAACACGCTTTCTTTCAACAGGGTCAGATATTGATGCAATTACCGGCTTAGCTGCCCTTATAGCTGCTAAAACAGAGTTCCTATCTGTGATAACATGTTCGCACTGGGCATCTTTACTTTCCATTTCTTCCGGCGGAACGGTTACTGACTCTTCATTCTCTGCAGGGTCTTCATCTTGCCCCGTCATACCTTTGGTAATGCTATTTTCCAAAGCGGATAAGCTATCATGCTCTACCTTGGGCGGTTGTTGATCATTCTCAACAAGCTGCTTAACTACTTGAGTAAGCTCTTGTACTTGCCTGGTTAACATTGCAACATTGTCTTCAGGTACATCTAAAGTTACCGGATTTTGTTGTTGCTGTCCTTGCATTTGCTGTTCACCGCCGCCAAAACCATCAGAAGAAACAAGCTGTGATGCTTGTGCCAACTCCTCTGGGTCTGCATCTTTAGCGAATGATGCTAAGATTCTCCCAACAAGGGTATTTTTATCAATCTTCATTCCTTTTCCTCTTCCCCTTTCAAGTGGTTTTTGATCTTGTATCGAAACTCGGCTACCAGCCCTACCGCTTGATACAACGGCAACGTGATTTCCCCGAATTTGAACCTGTTTAAATTTTAATTCATTAGACCCATCTTCAATTGGTTCATATAGGCAGTCATACCCACATGATACCTCACGTTTCCCACGGTCAACATCTGAAATAATAGATGGGTCTTTCATTATTAAGTCTGCTAATAACAAATCTGATAAATCGTATTGGCCTTTCCTAACGTTTGTTACTTGCCCTTTTTCATAGCTATTATAGTTATCAGGCCTAACATTTGTACTAGGATGACCTGAAGTAACAGACTTACCTTCAAATGAAGCCATAGCTGCTTTACTAAATACCTCTTCAGGGCTTCTATATACTTTGATAGGCTGATCATAATAATCATTGAGGCCAATCTCTTGACCCAGGTATTCTTGCCACCCTGTCCTTGCTATTGGAACATTGTGGCAGACCAAAAAGCCTTCAGGGGTTCTTGTTTGATTCTTGCTAATCCGTGACCCATAAAAAGCTTTCACCCTTCCACCACCTACTTTAATTAACAAATTCTACTTTAGCTTTTAAATATCTATCTTGAATGTTACTTTTTTCATCCCATTTTTTCCAATTGATCTTATTATCGCTAATATAATAAGCAATAGTAAAATCACTACCTAATTTTGTTTTTATCCTGTTATCGATGATAAAATTAGTTAGTGATGTATTTGTTGAAAACACTCCCGATGATTTACTGTTAAATTCTATCCAAATACAACCTTGATTTGTGCTTCTTTCCCAATAGCCATCTTTTCCTTGAACTATGCCAGATATGAAATTGTTTCCTATCTTTATACTAAGGGCATTAAAGCGTGTATAATCTGTAGTGCCAAATGACCATGCATCAACACCACACATACAGGCTAAAAGGTATGAATTTAAAATATCTTGTTCAGACTCTTTTATCGTCTTTGTACTAAACTTATAAGACAAACTAGCAACCTTTACATTTAAAGAATGAGCAAAATCAATACTTGATAGCCATCTATTCATGATTGTACTCATACCACTTACAACGTCTGCATAAGTATCATCATTTCTTGAATAAAAGCTTTCTAAAAGTATCCAATCATTTTCACCTAAATGTGTAGGTGTACTTAAGGGGTTATATGTAGCATTTACGGTACTAGACAATAAATCGATAGGAACCCAAGCATTTGCCATTACATGCATTCCTTTTGAATGTACATAATCTGTGTAAGTATTTAATTTATCTCTACTAACGTGATAATCATATCCTGCTATGTCAAAAAATACACCATGAAAACCTTCTTGTTCGCAAGCATCAATTACTGTTCTTAATTCCGTATCTGTTAGCGCTACATGATAATCACTATAACCAATGTAAGTATAGCCGAATACTTTTATCCCTAAAGCAATTAATTCATGGGCAAGTTGCAATTCTCTACTAGTTAATCTAGCAGGGTCTTCACATACAACATATTTGAATTTAGAGAGTATATTTTTACTATGTGTGTAACTATCAATACCATCTACATCATCCAAACTTCCATACTTAAATGCTATTTTGTCCAATTCATAGTTTCCAGTTAACAAAGGTATATTTGCTAAACTATGTAAATCTATTATTTCACTTTCCCAAATTGCATATTCAGCTTTACCCTGCTTCAATTGAATAATCTCCGCATCAAATATACTTATGATGCCAGTATAATTTCTTGTATATACATAAGCATAAATATATCTAACAGGGACAGTAGGTGTATATAATACAGAAAACTGTGTATCATCCCACGAACCCAAAGGAAATGCATAATGTACTTCTTCATATCCCCCAGATAGCCCAGCATCTGTGAAAGTAGCTCTTAACTGAATTCCCCAGTCTGAATAATTTCCTGAGCCTAATATATTTTCACCTTTTGCTTTGATTCTAAATATGATAGGATATATAGAGCCTACTTCTTGCTTTAAATTATAAGTGCAAGATAAATAGTTGCTTCCTCCATCTGATACTATTCTTAACTTATCATCTTCAAATACTTCCCAAGGGTCACCAGAGGCGTGCCATACTGAATCACCAGGAAATGATGCTACTTCAGCTGGAGGGGTGACTATTGTCTTTTGCAACGTTTCATCAAAGAAAGTACGAGTATAAAAGCCTTTTGAAGCATCTAATTTAACCAATACTGGCTTCACATCATCACCACCTTCTTTCAAAAATACTTTCTATAAATCTCATTTCTTTTCAAACCAGAAAGGTGTGCATATATCCTTGTTGTATCAAGCCTTACATGACCGAGGAGACTTTGAATTACTTCGAGGGGTGCTCCTTTATCTAACAAATGAGTAGCATATGAATGCCTAAATCTATGAGGGCTTACGTTCGCTTCTACCCTTGCTCTTTTTGCAACACCTTTGATTATGACCCTCATTTGGCCAATGGACAATCTCCTTATGGGTTTTCTCTGCGTAACAAACAGTGCTTCATCATCATCTTTTCTTTCACTGAGATACTTCCTTATCCAGATAGCTGCCCTTGTAGAAAAGTATACTTCCCTTTCCTTGTTTCCTTTGCCAAGAACAATTACTGACCTTGATATAAAGTCAAGATCGTGTTTATTTATCTTGAGTACTTCACCTATCCTACAACCTGATGTATAGAAAAATTCAACCAATGCATGTTCAATTGTTGTCTTGCAGCTTACCCTTAGCATCTCAATATCTTCTTCACTAATTGCTTTGGGTATTCTTTCGCCCATTTTTGGTTCTTTTAGCTTTGATGAAGGATTTAAGGAAATGTGACCTTCATCTTGAGCCCAGTGATATAGTGATCTGATAAATTTCATCCTGTGGCTAATACTTGAAGGCTTTAAGTGAGTTTGACTAACTAGATATTCTTTTAACTGAGAATAAGTTATTGATGAAATATCAATATCACCAAAGAATCTTATCAATAGCTTTAGCTGCAAATCATATTGCTCTAAAGTGTGTTCAGAATACCCAAATAGCTTTTTATCAAGTACATATGCCTTCCAAGCTTCAGACAAATTCATATGCTCAACCCCTTAAGATTTTAAGGGTATTATTTACATATGAACAAAATCTTATACATGGTTAATATAACTAACGCATTTTCGTTAGTTGGGAACCAATAACTACATTTCATCCAGGTTAATTTCTGGGAAATTTTCTTCTACTGCCGGTAAATCCAACTCCGCCAACAGTAAAACTTCTTTTTTGCAGTTTTCCAGATACTGTTTAAGTGTCTGTCCATCAGGAGGTGTAGCTCCAAACTGATATTCTTTTTCGTTTTCTCCTAACGTAACAGTAAAAACATAACAACCCTGCCCTTGCTGAATTCTAACAGTCAATTTGTGTTCCACCCCTTATATAATTAGTGAATAGCCAACGGAATACGTATAAGAACTCGTATCAGAATGATAAATTTCTACCTTCCATGAACGTGGCAATGCGGCATTTGTAAAAGTAATACCAGAAGCTGTACTGCCACCACTTGCTCCAGGATAAACTTCTAACGTATAATCGCCTGTAGTGGTAATGCTAGCAGTTGCTCCAAACACTCCAGCAGTTGCAGAGCCTGTAACTGGGTTTATTCCCCATATTTTTAATTGTATCAAACCAGTACCACTTACAGCAGTTACCCGTAGCGTAACCATCACACCACGTGCATTATAATTAATTTGATTCGGTGAAGCTGCTGTTGCTGTCCTTGCTGCACTTGCTAAAAGAATGCCATCTGTGTTGCCACGTTGCCTATCCCATGTTACTCCGTTGCTTAAATAACTGTCTGTGACAATAGTTAGCAACGCGCCACCATGACCAAGACCGTCATTGTGTCCTGATACACTTGCTAAAAAATCAGCACCATTTGTCAGTCTTGATGCTACAGGGTCATTCGCAACTGTTCTACCAGTTAGTTTCATACTGCCTGGCTTTGAATCAGTAAAAAATGCATTACCATCTATGTCAATTGGTGTAAATTTACCATCTTTTAGGTATTGCATTATTCCTTTTGAAAGAGCTATCAAGCTTGCAGATAATAATGGGTCAACTATTAGAGCATCACCTTTATTTCCTAAGCTAACTATATCACCATCATCTACTTTAACAAGTGTAACCCCAACACCTAAAAAATATTGTAATAAAATAAATTCAGTTTGTGCTACAGCTCCATTTGTATAAGCAATTTTAACATATCTTTTAGTTAGCTTTGTCCACCCCATAATATTAGTTATACCAGCTGAAACATTTATACTTGATAGCGTTGTCCAATTTACTCCATTATGCGACTCCTTTAATTCTAGAAGACCATTTTGGTCTGCATACACCCAAATTCTAGTTTGCCCAACAGGTATATTTTGATTTGGACGATCAATAGAAGGTTGTTCGTATAGGTCTCCACTCCCTAATACAACACCTACAGGGGGTGTCTTACCAGTATTTCTAAGTATACTTGGGGCATTTCCCATTTCAAGCTGCTCTAGTATGTCATTTAAAGCTTCATTTTGAGCATCTACAACAGCTAACTTTTTACTAACTTCATACCTTGACCCAGCAACGACATCAACAATAGCAATGCCACCGGTAAATTGGGCTGGCTCAACAGTTACCAGCATAACACCACCAGAACCTGTCATAACCGCTGTAAATTCAGAAACTTGGTCAATAGCTTCAGCCACAAGTGTAGCTGTATTTTTAGCGTCATCAAGTATACCGCCAGTCTTGCCTAAATAAACAGTAAGAACAAGGTCAGCCAATGATGCACTTAAATTGTCATCTGCCCCCGGGTGCTTCTACGACTTCAACTGAATATTCATTGCCACCAACACCTTTAGCAGCAACGATTATTGTGACTTCTGCTGTACCAAGGTCACCAATTATAGCAGATGCAGCAGTACCTGGTAATTCAGATATTGTTAGAGTATCTATTGAGTTGCTTATAACAGCCCTATAGTAGTCAATGTCTCCGACTCTAACTTTTACAGTATTCCCGGCAAACATATTTACTTCAAAATTCTTTAATGTATCAATAATAGTTGTATTGCTACCTCCTGTAGCTACACCACCATCAAAATTACTATCAACAGTCCCAGGGTTATCTTTAGAAAATAATGGCTTACCTTCACTATTATAAATCACATCAGCAATATTTACAACATCACCATCTTCTTGGATAACCCTCCCCGTATTGGGAGCAAATGTATTTATGTTTGGCAATTATTTCACCTTCTTCCTCTTACATTAGCTTTTGAAACTTTGCTTTTGACATCGTGATTAGCTTACCACCAGTAAATACTTTATGGGGCCAAGACACATCATCAATGTCAGTCAAAGGCGCTGGATAGCACCTACAATTATATATTTCACCCACATGATATGGGTTGTTGGGCTTATTTTGACCAATGAGCTTTTCAGGGCTAGCTGGCTTATTCCAGTTAACTAATACACCATGTATATAGTCATGGCTCTTCCTAACTCTTTCATCCTCTGAAGTTCTCCACTCATACCACATCATGTCTAAGTTTTCAGCCCTTGACCTTGTTAAGGCTGTAGTTGTCTTGCTTACTTCGGTCCTAGCAATCAGAGTAGCTTTTGCCCTGGTGTTTCCCGGAAACATTAGCTGAATCTCTTTTGCTATATCTGAAGCACGCCTTCCTTTAAGTGATTCTTTTGCAATATAATCTGTTACTTTTTCCGAGATGCCTAAAGGAAGTGTTTGTATAATTCCGGCATTCCTTTGAATTTGGTCATTAAATGCACCCTCAATAACTGGGTCTTTTAACTCATTCATTAGGGCTTTATAAATTATCTTTCCTTTGCTACTTTTCCTAGCGGCATGCCTCCAAGAGGTAGCATTAGAAACAAATAGCATCGTAACCATTCTTTTTGCTGTTTCATAAGCATGTCGTTTGAACACGGGATTATTAAAAGCAAGCTTTAATAGCTTAGCAATAGTAAAAGGGTTATCCTCATCCTTTATCAAATCAACTAAGTACTTCATGATTTGATTTAAGGAATTAAAATAGCCCTTTTCTAATCTTCTTTTTGGTTGCCAATCATCTCTTGGCATTTACATTACCTCACCGGTCTCGTTTCCTTCCAAGTCAAGCTCTTTAGCACCTTTTACTAGACTAGGTACATCAATTGGACCTTCTTCTTCTGCATCATACTCATCCCAATAGCCGCGGGCAATAATCGAATCAAGATTGAAAGGCGTATAAATCACTTTTCTTTCTATGTCAAACACCCTAGCTTTTCCTTTACCTACATCAATCAAAAATGTTCCCGAACCTTGTGTTGCTACTACTTTCCCTTCCATGGTCTCTCCACCTCTATTCTTTATCTTTACCCGTATGCCAAGGTATTCCTAGCTTACCAAGTTGTGCTACAATGTCTTTGTCAGGCTTTTGACCGCAAAATGATACATGAGCAATATCATGAACAGTTGTTGGGCCAAATATTTGGGCTTCAACATATTCATCTTTCAGGTCACTTAAGCTTTTGGCTTTTAGCGGGTCTTTAGAAAGTGAGCTCATTGACCCTTTACCTATGATAGAGTGATCTATCTCTGTTACAGGCTTAACTAGGAAATCAGTGTCACCAGAAAACCTATGATTATTTAAAGTATCACCAGTGCCTACTGTTGCCCTTTTCTTTACCTCGGGCTTAAACGTAATTGATAGCCCGCCATAGTGGTGTACACACCCGGGTCCTTTTCCATCAAATGATTCATC